TGGTGATGAGCCTGCTGGAGGAGTTTGAAGGCGCTCCGCAGAAGATATGGGAAAGCAACATCTTTGGAAAATCGCTGCATGAGCTGGTCAACGAAGGGCTGCACAACAAGCTCTATCGCCTGCCGGCAGATGCACGCATCCGAATGCAGGAAACCATCGAGAGGATGATCAACGAAGGATGCAGCGGACTCATCTGCATCATCCTGTAAAAGAGGATAGAAAAAAGGACCCGGATGGGTCCTTTTTTTCGGCTTTGCAGCCGCTCGACGGACAAATTTACTGCTTATGACGGTGATCCTGTTGACGCATCAAAGCAAGCGCCTGCTGGGATTTGGTTGAGCCGCCCTGACAGCGCAGACTGCGCTGGATTTGCCGCTGCATCCGCTTGGGATTGTGTACCGCATGGGGACGTTTGGCATCCACCGGAGGGCTAAAGCGCAGCTGGTGGTAATGTTCCAGCAGATAGACGTAGACCTGTGCATCGGTAGGCTGTGCGCCGAAGGTCACCTTGGCAGCGGTCAGGAGGTCCTGACCTTTGTGCGGTTGTCGGCGCTCAAAGATACCTACCCAAAATGGGTCCTCAAAGAATACGGTGAAGCTGCTTTGGATTTTGTCCATGTCGATTCCTCCTAAAAAAATTCCATTCGGAGGGACAACCTTAGGAGGCAGGTTACTGACAGGCGGGACAGCCGCCTGTGCCCGGACTACCGACCGGACTGTGTTTTTTCCGAAGGGACAAGGTGTGTGCCCGTACGCCTTGTCTGTATGATGATTGTTTGGGCAAATTCAGTATAAAAAATTTCTCGAACTTTTGCAAGCAAACGAGGAGTATTTTAGAAATATAAAATGAGGGAGGGTCGTTTTGATTTTTAAACCCTTTACAGGTCATGTTCAATCATCCCAGCAAAGTGGAGTGCTGTCGATAGTTTTTTTATTTTGTCGCATTGCGAAGAAGAAACGAGAAATTTTCCTGCTTGCATTTTTGTAAAAATGGGGTATAATAAAATGAATACAGCAACAGCAGGGAGGTGCGCAGGATGAAACAACCGGGGACCAAGAGCATAGCGGTCAACCGAAAGGCAAGACATGATTATTTTGTTCAGGAAACCTATGAGGCAGGCATCGAGCTGTTTGGCACCGAGGTCAAATCGCTGCGCTTAGGACAGGTCAATCTGAAGGACAGCTGGTGCGACATCCAAAACGGCGAGCTGTTCATCAAACAGATGCACATTTCCCCTTATGAAAAGGGAAATATCTTCAACCGTGACCCCATCCGTCCCAGAAAGCTGCTGATGCACAAACGGGAGATTCTCAAGCTCTACGGCACCTTAAAGCAGGAGGGCTTGACGCTGATTCCGCTTTCCCTCTACTTCAAAAACGGCAGGGTAAAGGTGGAGCTGGGTCTGTGCAAAGGTAAAAAGCTGTATGACAAGCGCGACGATCTGGCAAAGCGCGATGCAAAACGGACCATAGACCGGGCGTTGAAGGAACGGGTCCGTTAAAAATCTCTACCATACGGGGGCGTACAGGCTTTCGACGGGGATTTTGAAGTATGTCAAGCGAGCAGAGGCGGGCACCTCTATAAAAGTCCATGTTTATTAAATATAAACGCTAAAAATAACGTTACAACCGTAAATTTCAACAAAGAAATGGCGGTTGCTGCTTAATTAAAAGCAGCTGTCCGGCTGAGGAGGACCACGGCTTTAGTTTGGGCATTATGAAGTGGTGAACGTCAGGCAGGAGTGTCTTGTACTGCCGATGAATAAAAGTCTACCGAACGGATGTGCTTGTTTGCCGGTGCATCCGTAAGGGAAACTGCTCTTTCGAGCAAAAACGGTAAACTGCGCTCGGAGAAAGATGTATGGATGGATTTTCGGACAGGGGTTCAATTCCCCTCGCCTCCACCAACCTAAAAACCTCAACAAATGGCTTGATCATGCGATTTGTTGAGGTTTTCTTTTTGCTGTTTTTGAGGGTTGAAAGTGGTTTGATGGTGGTTTTTGGAGTTGCTCAACAAATCATCGAATCTATCCTGAATCATTTGAGCAGTTAAACTGGTGTCGCCCTGCATCTTGTGTCCGTATATTCCGAAGGTGTCCATATTTTTTGAGTGCCCGCCTAGTGATTTTACAAGCCCTTCCGGCAGGGATTGGAGAGCAGAAAAGCCAGTGTGCCGCAGCTCATAGGGGGAGACATACTGGATGTCGTTGCACTTACAAAAAGATACAAAATGTTTCCTGTATCTGTTTTCATCGAATCCAGGGAAGAGAGAATCTCCATCAGATAGAGCGCAGAGCGCATCCCAGCAAGCGCAAGCAAGCGGTGGCATCGGAACGGCTCGCACGCTGTTCTCGTTCTTGCCTTGCGTCTCGTCTTTGTATACATTGATAGAGCGGCGCAAGCGGATTATGTTTCCGAAACGATCTGTTTTTTCTAGCCCTCCAACTTCTCCGGGACGGAGGGCACAAATCACCTGTAAGCGCCAACCATACACATAAGGCTCCAAAACGCGCTTGTTATATCGCACGGTAGTATCAATCGCAAAAAGTTTTTGCAAATCATCCGGCTGTAAGATTTCTTTTTGTGGACGTTTGGCACTTTTTGGAATATCAATATCTTCCAAGCGAAGCTGCGTAATTCGACACTTTCGGCAAAATTTAAGGAAAGAGGATAAATCGGATTGGATATTTTTTAATGTTTTTTGAGCTAAATGACGTTGCGTGTACGCATGATTGATTACTCTCTGCATGGCTGCTATATCAAGGTCGATGATTTGGCAGTCGCCTATTACAGGCAAGATGTTCCGGCGGAATCTTCCTTCTGCCGGCTCAAAGTTCCCTCTCGATGTGCGCGCCTTCAAATCCTCAAAGTACACAGGGTACACTTCCTTCACGCGAGACAGAGGGGAAAGGTTTCCGGTGCAGGATAAGCCTTCCATCTTCTCTTTCCACGCACTGATGGCTGCTGTGATTTCTCGTTCCGCAGTAGTAACTCCCTTTTTCTTGCTGTAAAAGTTTTTCTTGAGATTATTGCAGTACGCAGTTTTCACCCAACGCTGATTTTTTTCGTCCCACACTGGTGGGGATAGTTTTTTCTTTGGCATAAAAAAATACACTCCTTTTATGGTATGCGGTTGCCAGCCCACCAAAAGAGTGCTATAATAACAGTGTGATCTATTATCATGCACGCTCCTGGTGGAGCAACCGGATCGCTCTCTGTGCGCCAACACAGGGGGCGTTTTTTTTATAGATGTTTAAAAGGGTAATTGCTCATCGCTGTTATCATTTTTAGTTGTATTATAGGACGATTGTATCTTGGGTGGTGGTAGAATAAAATTATCCCATGGTTTTAATATACCTTGTTGAAGAAAAGTAGTTTCACTTCCACAATATGGGCAATAGCGAGCACTTCCAGGAAGACGTTCACTAGCATCGCAACAAGGGGCAACAGTTGAGCCGAAATCCCCATCAAAAATTTCTTGCTGGCATTTATTTACAAGTATAGAGCCACAAATATGACAATATTCGCCTTCTGATAATATTTCTTCATTTTGACATTTAGGACATACTTGAGCTTTCATGTGCTCATCCAGTTCGATTCTGGAATAAGTCATAGAAGAATCATACCTTTCTTTGAATAATTTTTTTCCACACATAGGGCAAAATTCAAAATTCTTGCCGAATATTTGAGTGTTACAAAAATTGCAGTGAAGTGGATGTATACGATTACGATAGTTATAAAGGATTATTTTTTCTGTAGTTGTAGGAGGAGTTTTGATCCATTCGAAAAAATCTTCTTGTCTGAAGTATTTTACTGCATTATAAGATAAAGCAAAATGTTTACATACTGATTCAACTACAAATTGTTTATTGGTTTTAATTTTTTCGTAGATAAGGATTGGAGGTGCAAGAAGATTACCAGCAAATGTATCAGCTTCATCTTCAAATTTTTGGTAAAGTTCGTTAGATATACCACCTCTATCAATTTCTGTAAGTTCATTATCCAAGTGTCCTAGTAAAATATGTCCCAACTCATGCGCAAGAGTAAATCGGATACGTTGTTGCTTTTTATGTGAGTTGTAAACAATCATATAGACATTTCTCTTTACATCGTAAAAAGAACGACCATCGTTAATTGTTATATAGGGTCGAGTTTCATGTGTATACTTACGAAATTCGATATATTCATCTACTGTCGTCAGAAGAATATGTTTCTTTTTTATCAGCCTAATGATGTCTAAAGGAAAGTCTGTAATGGTATTTTCTAATAAAATCTCTTGAGATTTTTGAAAGGCTTGATAATGATCAGTAAACATATTAAATGTCCTTCTTTTTATCTCTTTTACTTAAAAGAAAAGAAATAAAATCACTTACTTGTTCATCTTCAGCTTCTGTAAGATCATTTTCTTCTAAACGTGCTAAAGAACGTATTGGACGTTGTTTCTTTTCTGATGTGTTAGGTAATTCAGAATTCTCCCTTAATTGCTCCAGAGTTTTTGCAATATCGCGCTCATCCTTTTTATTAAGGGTGGGCGCTTTTTGCATTTCTGGGGGTGTTTGTTCATCGGCGTGGGTGTTGCCCATCAGGTAATCGAGAGTTACTCCAAAGTAATCAGCAATCTTTTGCAGTTTGTCTTGCTTTGGTGTATAGGTTCCCTTCTTCCACTCGCTGAGGGTTGGCTGGGACACTCCTGTTTCCTTCGATACTTTATATGGAGTTACTCCATGTTGTTTGCAAAGTTGCGCAAAAATTTCATACATAGTTTGTCAACCTTTCACAAAGCTCAAAATACTTAAAAAATCTTAAGCAAATAGCCTTGACAAGTTAAGAAAACTGATGTATTATAGGGCTGTGCTTAAGAAACCTTATAAAAACATCAAGTTTACTTTAGCTTTGTTTATTGTTTATCGCAACTTAAGTATATAACAAAACTTAAGTAAACTCAACTAAAATAAACAACAAAGATATTTTTTTATAAGGCTGTCTGATAGTCATCTTATACAAACAAGAATGGGAAGGGTCGTTTTTTGGCTATTTTGCCCCTAAACAGGAGGTGAATAAGAATGGAAAAACTCTATCGGTGTGAAGAAATTGCCAACAGATACGAAGTGCAAATCACTACTGTATACGATTGGATTCGCAAAAAGAATCTGCCTGCACTTAAGATTGGTAAAAGTTATATGGTGCAGGAAAGCGACCTTAAGCAATTTGAGGAAACCAGAAAAACAGTGAGATTAGGGTGTAGAAAGGAAGATTAGATGAACGACTTACAGATTTTCAATAATCCAGAATTTGGGGAAATCAGAACATTGGAGGACAAAGAAGAAGTTTTGTTTTGTGCCGCCGATGTAGCAAGGGCTTTAGGATACAGTAACCCAAGGGACGCTATCAGAAGGCATTGTAAAAAGGGCGTCGCGAAACACGACATCCTTTCAAACGGTGGGATGCAAAGCTTTTCATTTATTCCAAAAGGCGATGTTTACCGCCTAATAGCTCATTCTAAACTCCCAGCGGCAGAAAAATTTGAAAGCTGGGTGTTTGATGAGGTGCTTCCGACCATTCACAAGCACGGCGCATACATGACACCGGACAAGCTGGAGGAGGTGCTGCTAAAGCCTGATACCCTCATCCAGTTAGCGCAAAATCTGAAAGCCGAGCAAGAAAAGCGCAAGGCGCTGGAAGTAAAGATGGAAGAACAGAAACCAAAGGTACTGTTTGCCGAATCGGTAGAAGCAGCCAAAACCTCCATTCTTATCGGGGAGCTGGCAAAGCTGCTCAAGCAGAACGGTATCAACATTGGGCAGAACCGTTTGTTTGAATGGCTGAGAAACAACGGCTATCTCATCAAGCGGCAGGGCAGTGACTACAATATGCCAACGCAAAGGGCGATGGAGATGGGGCTGTTTGAGATTAAAGAAACTACCATCACCCACAGTGACGGGCACATCCATGTAAGCAAAACCCCGAAGGTTACAGGCAAGGGGCAGGTGTACTTTGTAAATCTGTTTGTAAGCGGGAGGGCGAAGATTGATGCTTAATCTCTTAAAAGGCAAGATGGCAGAACGCGGATACAGCATCCAGAGGCTAGCCAAAGAGCTGGGAAGAAGTGCAGATTATGTATCGCAGAAACTTCGCCAGCCATGGAAATTCCGAGTGTGCGAAGCTGCCAAATTGTGTGCTTTACTGGACATTGAGCCGGTAGAGATGCACAAGTACTTTGTAAGGGAGGATGAGTGATGCAAAAACCAAAGTGGCATCCAAAACTTGCCGAGAAAATGGAGGAAAACCGATACAACTCGCGGACACTTGCCGAGCCGCTATATCACTGCCAAGCAACGGTAAGCGGTTGGCTGCGAAACCCCGAGCGTGTGCCAGTAGTAGATGCGATTAGGATTTGCAAGCTGCTCAATATTCCGCTGGCGGAAATCGAGGAATATTTTACAAACGCAAAGGAGAATCAAAAATGATTGGAGTTATGGCATTTATGGTATTTGCAATGATGATTGTCGGCTTGCTTTTAATGGCAATCGCCGGATGTGTAATCGAGCTTATCTGCTCCCGGGAGGAAGCTCAGGAAATCAAAGAGGAGATGCGGCACAAGGAGCGAAATGAGAGGAGGGCGGGATGAAAAGCGGACCCGAAAAGGTATGCCGAGAAACCTGCGCGCACTGCCAGTGGCAGGGGATGCCCGAGGAATGCGCAGACTGCCCCGCCAAAATGGTGTACGATTGCATAGACGAACACAATTATAAAGTCTATTACACAGAATATGCCAATCTTGGCAGAAATTTTAAAGAAAGATGTAATCTTCGGGATGCAAAGTATTACAAATATCACGGCAGAAGAAGATAAAAAAGCCGCCAGCAGTGTAGCAGACTGCAAGCGGCAAAAGAAAATATAAACGGTACTTGTATGATAACAGAAAGAGATGAAAAAATCAATGGTTGAAAATGGGATGATCGTGGGGGAAGAATATCACGATCCACAGTGTAGAGAAATAGATAAAGGCTACTGTGTACAATGTAAGCAGCTTGTTCCGGTACATGAACTGATTGAGTTTGCAAACGGTGAGAGGATATGCAGGGATTGTGAGACAGAATATCTGGAACTGCAAGGTGCAGATTTTATAGGGGAATATGTCCGGCAAAATGAGTGGGATTTTTATGCGAACTGGATGTTTGCAAATGCCGATCGTGAAGAGCAGCTTCGAATTATTAAAGCTGGATACGCAGCAGAAATGATAAATTCCATACAGCATGATGATATGGAAAATCAAAAAGTGGAGTTTTGCAAAGAGGATGATTGTTTCTTGCAGTTTGTAAAGGAGAAGTTGCTGTGAAAATAGATACATATATCAAGGCAAGCCTTGGAAGTCTAAATTTTTATTTTCCGATTCACGGACCAAAAAACACACTGGTTTGTCGCAACTGCCAGATGTGCCAGACAGACCCTGCTGATAAATTAAGAGAACGGTGTGAGCTGACAAAGCAGATTTTACCTTTTTCAGATGTATGTATCGATGGACGATGCCCATTGGTTTTTGAGACAGGGGGGGAATCACTATGAGCGATAACATGACTTTGTACAACGCTGTGCGGACGCCTCCGCCGGAGGCGCTCAGAGAAATCAAAGCCGGACGGCTTGCCGGGAAGAGCGACATCAATCCGATGTGGCGAATCAAGACCCTGACCGAGCAGTTTGGACCTTGCGGCGTTGGCTGGAAATACACCATCGAAAAACTTTGGACAGAGCAGGGTGCAAACGGGGAAATCGCTGCCTTTGCACTCATCAATCTGTATCACAGGATCGGGGAGGGATGGAGCGAGCCAATCCCCGGAATCGGCGGCAACAGTTTTGTGGCAAAAGAAAAAAGCGGAATGTATACCAGCGACGAGTGCTACAAGATGGCGCTCACAGACGCCCTGAGCGTGGCATGCAAGGCTTTGGGCGTTGCGGCTGATGTTTACTGGCAGGCAGACAAAACCAAGTACACAAGGGACACAGAGCCGCCTAGAGAGAAAGCGGACGAAAAACTGATTGCAGAGTTTTACAAGGCAGGTGCTGACAAGGGAAGGGACAAGCCAATCATGGCACAGTGGGCGCGCCAGAGCATGGGCGACACGCCGGAGAACCTCACAAAGGCACAGATAAAGCGCCTGATCGAAGCAATCAAGGGGTGGTAAGCAGTGCTGATGAAAGGATATATCAGCGGCTATGATGGGAGGACATTGAGCATAACAGTGCCTTTTTCGGACGCTGGGCTGTTACAGAAGCAGGAGATTACCGAGTGTGAGGTGCGGCTGACAGATGGTCGCACTATCACCCCGGCGCAGAGGAGAAAAATCTTTGCAATGGTACGGGACATCGCAGATTGGGCAACCTGGGCGAAGGACAGGCGGCAGTACCGGGAAGTGCTGCGACAGCTCCAGCTTTTGTACCTCATCGACACCACCGACACCGAGGCAGTGCGGCACCAGCTGGAGTATCACTACTGCGAGCTGTTGGACATCAACCTCTTTAGCCTTTCCAACTGTGATGTGAGCACTGCAAGGGAGTTTATTTCCTACTTGATTGATTTGGCGATAGAGCATGAAATCCCATGCAGGGACAGCCTGCTCAACCGGTGTGAGGATATTGATCGGTACTTATATTCCTGTGTAGCGCACCGGAGATGTGCCATCTGCGGCAAAAAGGCAGACATCCACGAGGTGGAGAGGGTGGGAATGGGGCGCGATCGGCGGCAGATGCACCATTTGGGACAGCTAGTACAGCCGTTGTGCCGCCAGCATCATCAGGAGGTGGATCAGGTGGGACAAGCCTCATTTGATAAAAAATATCACCTGTGCGGGATTCGGCTGGATGAATTCTTGTGCAAAAAACTGAAATGGAGGATATGAGATGAACAAGGTATTTTTGATGGGCAGGCTGACGGCTGAGCCGGAACTGAAATTTACACAGACCGGAAAGGAAGTTCTGAGCTTTTCCCTTGCCGTAGACAGTGGGTACGGGGAGAAAAAGAAAACTGATTTTATCACCTGTGTGGCATGGGAGGGTACTGCCAAGTTTATCTCCCAGTGGTTTCACAAGGGCTCGCTGCTGCTTGTGGAGGGGGCGCTGCGGACCAGAAAATACACCGACAAAAGTGGAAACAACCGCACAGCAACCGAGGCGCTGGTATCGCAGGGGCACTTTACCGGGGAGAAATCAAACCGCTCATCGGTGGATGTGATGCCGGAGGAAGGGGAGTTTTCGAGCAGCTTTGCAATTCCACCGGCAGCATATCAGGCAGCCACATACAACGCACAGCTGCCGCCACCGCCACAGCAGATGGGCATGAATGATTTTGCCGAAGTTTCTTCTGACGATGAAGATTTGCCGTTTTAGGAGGCGAGGGAGTGGCAAAGAGATTTTTTTGGCTTAAACTCAAAGAGGATTACTTTGATAGCCCGAGAATTAAGAAACTGCGCAAGATTGCCGGAGGCGATACATACACCGTAATCTATCTCAAGATGCAGCTACTCTCTATCAAAAATCAGGGCGTTATTGAGTATGAGGGAATTGAGCCTACTTTTTGCGAGGAGCTCGCCCTCAAACTCAATGAGGAGCCGGAAAATGTGGAGG